GAGCGTGAGTTCTTCCGTGTTTCGCTATTGAGCGAGAACGAGAAAACCGCAGAGCTAGCACGGCAGACCATCATCGCACGGGGCGCGCCTGATAAGCTCGCACCAGTCGAAGAGGCATTGACCGAGGCTAAGAAGCGCGGCGCGGTTCCTGCTGATTTCATCGTTGAGGGTGAATTGGCTGAACTTTCACGCACTGCTCCAGAGGTTGCCGTTGGCATCATTAACGCCATTCCCGGCGAGAATGTTGTCCGTGTTGGTGAGCCCGCTGGTTCAGATGTTGCCGGTGTTGAGCCTGAGACAGTATTAAACAAGGAAGAAGCGGGCGTCGAGCTTTCTCGAATCGCTCGTAAGTTGGTCACCGAGGGCAAGGCGGCGTCTTTGCTTGAAGGTCACAAGATGGCAAAAATTGAGCGTCCCGACTTGGTGAACGCAACAAAGGAGAATTAAAAGATGTCTTTACATGTAAAGATTGAAGACCCTAAGTGCATGGGTACAGCCGAGGAAGCAATCGGCGAAGGTCTTGGTGTTCGGCTTGGCGCTGACAGGCAGAAAGTCGGTCAGTACGACAGCGCAGGCGCTGACGTTTTCTATGGTATCGCAGCAGAAGCAGCAGACGCAGACGGCGACGGAATCCGGTTCTATGGTCCGGGCGAATACTGCCGCGCTGTTTGTGGTGAGGCTCTCGACATCGCAAGCGGTGAAGAGGAAACCAAGCTCACCCTCAATAGCGCCGGTAAGCTTGTAAAGGCTGCCGCTTCACAACCAGTACACGCAATTTGGTGTCCTAAGCCGGGCAGCCCAACAGCCGCAGCAGATGACTTCATCATCGTATTGGTTGCAGGTTGGGCCGAGCGATTGCTTGACGCTTAATTTTTAACACTTGATTTTAAAGGAATTTTAAAATGGCACAGAATTATCAAAGCCTTAATCCCAAGAGCATCTTAAGAGACGCTCTGATTGACCCGTCACCGGACCTTAAAGGCATGAACTTGGCTTATCCTCGCATCTTCGGTATCCCCGGACTTGCTGAGGGTGGTGTTGCTCGTGGTCGTACTGTTGACTTGACTGGTAACCCCGGCTTTCTTCACGGTAAGCTCTTGGTTCGTAATAAGCGTGACCTCCTCGGCGCTGCTGCTGAGGGTAGCGTTGCAAAGCCAATCAACAGCCCGCGTGACTTGGTTGAAAACTTCGCATACAGCGAGGTCGATTTCTCTCTCAAGCAGTTCGACGGAATGACTACCATCCCATTGAGCCACCTTGAAAACGGGTTCCTTTCTTCTGAAGACGAAGAGATGATGTTGGTACAACGCGCAATGATGAGCGTTCACCTCAAGCTAGAGCGTTACTGTTCTGCTTTCTTCACCGCTCTCAGTGGCGACGCCGCTCCAGACCGTGAAGCCGCTGGATGGGAAGAAGTAAACTGGCAGACTTCTGGCGGTACTGATCTTGACTCTTCTTCTGATTTTATGGAAGTCATGAGCAGCATCATCGACGACGCTCGCCTTCGATCCACTGCACCAATTAACGCTCTTTACATGGGGCGCGGTGTGGCTTCTCGATTACAGCGTGAGGCTTCTGTACTTGGTCGGTCTATCGTAGGTGATGGCACCGGTTCAGCAATGGTTAACGGTCCAAGCGTTGCGCCTATTTCTTTCGTTCAAGAAGTTCTGAAGCAGCACTTCGAGCTTGACGAAGTTATTATCTCTGACGCTATCCAAGATAGCGCAAATCACGCTGCAGCTAGCTCTAAGGGCTACGTCTTCCCATCTGATCGTCTTTGGATTGGTTCCGCTGGCGAAATGTCTCTCAGCGTTCGTAGTGGTCAGGCTCCTCGCGTTATCAATGGCGCTGGTGCATTCTGTAAGCTCATCGGAAAGATGGACGTACAAATGGGCAACGAGCCTGGTGTTATGCCTCAGAATTTCGAGGCAATCGCAGAGTACTTCTGCGAAACTGTTGCACTTGACACTGACAAGGGTACTATTGTTCACAATCTTGGATGATAGGAGTGCATAATGTCTGATGAGTTAAAGCCATACCGCCTATGCGGCTTGCGATTTGTTCACGATAGCCGGGGGAAGCATATTCGGGACGGCGGCGTGGCTTACTTGTCAGAAAGCAAGGCTCGGAAGATTCTGGCGTCTTTAAAGCGTCAGGGTCGTCCCGATGTCCTTGTTTTAGATGAGCCGGTAAAACCAAAGCAGGCAGAAAAGCCAGCCATAGAACCACCGGCACCAATTGAAGCAGAACAAAACGAGCAAAGCACCGATGATGTCTTGCTCTCCGTTGACGTAATCGGGGCGGCGCTCGGGCTTCATTTCACTAAGCGTAAATTAATCGCGTCCATGTTAGCCGGTGAGGAAGTGGACAGCACACCGGAAGCAGACGCAATCATCAAAGAAGCGGACGAGGACAAACTCGCCGCACTCATCGAGGAAGTAAGCGAGGCGTAAACAATGGCATCGCCAGACCTTCGGCGATTGCTTAACGCCAGCCACAAACTACAAGATAAGACCGTCGAAGACTTCGAGGCGTTATCATTCGCGCTTGCGGAGAATATCGGGCGAAGGCTTGCGGCGTCTCTCGGTGTAGACCCTAACCTAATTTATCCACCAGACGGCTCAGACGGTCGCCAAGTTGGACGCACTAACTTCGAGCGACTCATCCAATCAGTGACGGAAGCCGAAGCCGTCAAAGCGGTCGTATTGGCTGCCGACATCGCAGACATCGAGGATTTTGTGGCTCAGAGCGGCAGTTTAGCCGCTAGAGAGGCGATCACGGAAGCTGTGACCAGATTAGCGGGAATGGCTGAACAATCGCTCACAGCGCAAGGAATAGCTGCTGAAGGCGCACTTGATACCGTGGGCGCGGAGGCACTTATCGGTAGCTACATCACAAACACGCTCGACGAATCACTCCGCACAACCATCGATAGGGCTGCGGCGCTGCGCATTCGGCAGGGCATTTTAACAAACTTGGGCGAGGTGCCCATCGCAGAGGTCGCGCGACGCATCGCAGATGAGCAAGAGGAAAGCATCGGACGGGCAACGACCGAAGCACGCACACAGCTTGCAGAGGCGGACCGCTTCGTAAACGAAACAACGCGGCGAAGCATAGACCCGGAGGGTGAGCAGTTTTTGCTCGCATACATCGGACCAGACGACCGGATAACGCGACCCTTTTGTGATGCACTAGTTAACAAGGCTTTTAAACTCGCAGACTTCAACAAACTACGAAACGGGCAAACAGCTACGCACCCGCGTATCTCAGGTGGCGGTTATAATTGTCGGCATGATGTGCGGGCGGTTGTAGACGATGATGAGATATTGTCTGACCTTGGTCTACAACGTGGTACACTATCCGACATCAACACGGCAAACGCGCAAGCGGTGAGCGGTAAGCGCAAAAAGAAGAGGAGGCGCAAACGATGATTTTTCAAGTACAGATTGGAAGGGCAAAGACCTTCGAATGGTGCCCCGCTTATTTGCCGGACCCAACAAGTACCGTGCGGGTTACATTCTACGCGAACGATGACAGCGTGACTAAAAACTTAGAGGCGGCATCTTCTCGCGCCGTTACCGGTGTGCCGGATTCATACCGGTTGAGCCTTGGTGAGTTGGGGTCTTCAGCCTTTGCCGGGCTTGTGGGCAGCACTGGCGCGGGCGGCTGGTATTTGCATCTCGACGGCTTCGGGCAGTTTCCGGTCAATATTAGTCACTTCGACGATACGCAAAATGAGTTGGTGCTTGCCGAGCCTTTGCCGGTTGCGGTTCCTGCTGATGCAAGCGGTACCATCTATCATAATAAATGGCGCTGTGTTTTGACTGCCAACGAATTGGGCGCAGCAATCGACCGCGCTGGATATTACCAAATAAATTATCAAGTCGATGACGATCCAGGTTCTACCAATGTCAACGTTCGTCTGTTGTCAGAGCGTGGGCGTCTTCGAGTGGTCCGGGCGGTTTTTCATACCGGGTTAACCGCTTCGGACCTCATTACACTTGTGCCGCAACTTGAAGCGACACGACCAGCTAGCCGCGAAGGCTGGCAACCTTACATCAACGAATTCGACATTCTCGGAGAGGTTGAGGCAAAGCTGCCTAACAATAGATATGCAGACCAGACGCTAGGCGAGCAGTTTAGACGCGCACACGCGCTGTTTGTGGCGGCTTCACTTGCTGAAATAGGCTATGCCCCCAACGTAGACCCGGAACGCATGAGAGCGGCGGCAGAGGCTGAGTTATCACGACAGGTGCAGCGACTGCACTGGATTGACAGTGATGACGATGGCGTGATTGATTCGGACGAAACAGGGACAAATCCGGAAAGCCTTGTTTCTATTACAAGATCAAGCAATACTGACACGGAACAGGACTACACGCAGGGGCGACGATATCGACCACGCCTCGACGATTTTGACGACCGATAAAAGGGGGCCGCTTTGCAGATATTTCGCGATATTCAAATCGTCGCAATGGCTCACGGTTCAGTCAACTTCGGGATTAGTGAGTGGACGACGCTAGACCTTGCCGACCTGGGTCCAAATCTGACGGTGGCGCAGCCCGGTGAGGATATCGGTTCAATCTTAATCGAGAATAAATCCAGCAGTTCATCGGCGGTGCATTTCGTCTTCAAGGATAACCCCGGCGCTGATGTTTCGTATTCTCACGGCTTCGAGATTGCGGCGGGTGGCGTATTGCAAGAAGGTACGGTCAAAAATTTGAGATATGTAAGTTTTCGAGGTGCGACAGGCTCGGGGACTGTAAAGGTTATTCTA